CATTATTGTAAGTTACCTTCGCAGCTTCATAAGCTGACATCCCAGCTACACCTACTGCTCCTACAACAGTACTACCTGTCCATGCAACCGCATCTGTCAATGTAGGACTAGATGAGAAGCTGTTCGGATGTGTAAACTTTGTTTTATAGTAATCAGCTTGCGCTATATCAACACGTATACTAGCTTTAACTCCACCATCTGCAGGTTTTGTAGTTAGCTTGTATGGTAGTGGATGTCCATATACACCTGCTGTTTCTGTCCATATTGAACACTTAGGTTCTACTGTACCTGTAATAGGTGAGTCAACTGCCATTGCAGCAGTGGCTGGCATTAAGAACGCTAACGCTGTTATTGTTTTAATATCCATGTTATCTCCATTTATTCATATTGAGATCGAACCATTGTTCTATGAACCTTATCTTGTGCAAGGTTTCTCAATGCTTTAAAATTATCTATAATGATACCATCTTTCAACTCAACGGTTTCTTCATAAGTTCCACCGTTTATCGTTGCTCCATAGTATGCATCTAGGGTTCCTGCTGACATCATCTGCGTCATCATTAATAATTGTCTTGTTGGGTTCGCAATTTGTTCAGCCGCACCTGCTACCGCAAGTGCTTTCTCTATTTTTAACTCTTGTTCTTCTTCGTCTTCTTTAGCTTTCTCTTCTTGTTTTTCTTCTTCCTCTGCAGCTTCTGCTTTCTGATCTAATTGGAACTGTACCCAATCGTCATAGTAAGGATCATTTATATCTGGCTCATTATCTATTAAGCCATTATCAAGAAGATATTTCATTAAGGCATCTTCATATCCCGGACAAGAAGAATCTGTTAAAGGTATTGCACAAGTATCGTACATGTAATTGTAAGCAACTATAACATCACTCAGTTCCCCATCACCATCTACATAGATACTACCATCTCCAAATGATGTACCCAATGTAGGTGTGATAGTATCAAACCCTAACTTCGTATTGCTAGGTATCTGATCCCAGTTATCATGTCTTTCATAGATATTACCTACACCATTAGTATTTTTATTTACTATAGATACTGTAGCATCTGTATTGGGATCTTTAGTTATTGTATACTTGTGATATATCCCTTGAACTTTTAGTCCTGCTTCTGGTGGTAAGACCTTAGTCATATCCCAGTTGTAACCATTTGTAGTTACATTATTCGTTCTTTCATATATAACATCAGATAAGCAGTAGGAGGAGAGCAAGCAAACCACCGATGCCAGCAGCACCTTTGGCAGTATTCTTATCTTCATCTGACCACTCCTTATTTTTTCCTGTCTTAGCACCCGGTACTAAATGTGGATTGTTTTTCCATGCTTCTTTAGCTGGTAGACCTACAAGCCCATCGTATGGACAAGGCGTACCTGCATTCATCATAGATTGAAATATTCTTTTATCTTGGCACATTACCGATACGGCTGCCACCTTCATCCCCATATCATACAGAACCTTTGCATTCTTTAGTCTCTCACAGTTCATATCTCTAACTGTAGCTCCTGCAGATATACCTAGTATCTGGGTCTGTACGGCTCCTGCAACTCCAACGGTACACAAGTCACTATTAGAATTATTAATCGTAGGTGACATTGCTGATGGAGGAGGAGACTTTACTGTAGTCTCTGATGACATAGTAGAATTAACATTAGAGTTCGTAGTACTATTAGTCTCAATACAGTTAGCATTCGTACTACTATCACATCCCTCTGCTTTTAGAATACTAGCTGTTAACAGATAAACAAGAAAAATAAACACTGCTGTTTTTACCCACATTCGGATATACAGTAGCTTTCCTTTATTATCTCTAGATTGTAAATACCTCACGATACTCTCCTATGTCCCTTAGTCTTCTTAGCAATCTTCTTTGGTTGTTTGCTAAATTGTTTTCCTTTCTTTGTATCCGCTCTCTTCTTACGAGTTGTTGCAGCATACTCTGAACTAGACATAGATTTAATAGCACTAGAGGGTAAGTACCTTTCACCAGTAGCTTTACTACCTTGTGTTGATGGCTTACCAGATTTAGTACGCCACTTCTGTTTAGTCCAAGACTTTAAAGATCTTTGTGATTTAGATAAGGCCATTACTTATAACCTCCACCTTTTTCTTTATATCTTTTAGCAAGCATCTGAGCTTTACGTGCAGACCATTGTCCGGGTTTACCACCTTTACCACCAGCTTTAATAGATCTAAACAAGTTAGCTCTCATAGTAGGCTTTGTGTAGTTACCTGCTGCGTTTACTTTTGATTTAGTTTTACTGGGCATATTATGTCCTCCTATGTTTCTGTTGGTATAGAGAGACACCATGTCTCCACTGACTCTGCATTATCAGGAGCAAACTCCCATAGCTTTCTATGTACACTATTCTTAACTACCATACAAGATTCATGTGTAGGTAACAAATGAGGGTATGCTTTTACCATACATTCTTCGTTTGCAATACATAGTAATGCTAATACAAAATACATTATGTCCTCCTATATCTAGTATTCTCTTTAAGGGGTATATACAATTAGCAAGAACACCAGTTTATTTCTATATGTGGTAGTCCTTTTCTCTCTGTTAAGTATATACACTCTGATGGTACATAACCTTGAAAGAATTTCTCTAGCAATGTATCTACCATTGAGTACTCTTTCTCACTTATAACCAGTTCGTCTCGTCTTGGTTCCATTCATTCGTCCTCTGCTTCCAACTTACGTTTGATGTTTGTAGTTTATCCCAGTGAGTTCGTAGAACTTCTGCACATATCGCTAGAGATATCACAGTATCGTCGTAACATCCCGGAGCTGCCTCTGTTTTACCAGTTTCTGTAGAGATATAGTCCTTTAATTCCTGTATCATAACAGGTGAAGGGATAAGTAACTCCTCATTCTCTATAAGATTCTTAAGATTCCCTATAATTGCAGGTTTAGTTGCTGCAGTTGTCCTAAATCCTAGGCGTAAACCCTCTTCATTGCTAACATTTGCAATTTTAGTCTGTCGATACAGGTTAATGTAGTCCATTGACTCCAGTTTCTGCAGTGTTGCAATACCCATAGAGTTAGATTCTACTGCGAGTAGTGCATTATTGTAGTATCTTCCTAGGTAAAACAGTAATTCTCCCCACATCGCAGGATCTATACGGTTATTCCTGTACATTGCTACGACTTCTCGCTCATTATTCATGACCGTACAGGCTGAATAGTCCTGTCCAACACCTAATGACACATCAGCTCCTATTACATAGGGTTCTTCCCACTGTGGAAAGTCGTATATGTAGAGGGTTCCTTCTCTGTGTTCGTCAAACATCTTGCTGTGAGGGTCCCATTCGGATCTTCGCTGGTGTGGTTGGGGTACGAGGGCGTCCAAACGCTCCACGTTGAACACGTTAGATCCACTTGTGATAAATGCTTCGTCAGCTGTTGCTGGGTATTCCTGTTTAAACTTGAGTTCCCCACCTTCGGCAATCTTAAGTCTTCTCCAATATAGTTGGTCATTGTCTAATCCGTATTTTTCTTGTAGAGTTTCTTCTTCTGTAGATAATTCCATACCCTCTGGAGCTTCTCTACGGTACTCGTCAGTAATATACCAAGGTAGGAATATAGGAACATACTCGTTCTCTCCTGCTACAGCACCCTTCCAGAGCCTGTAGAACTCTCCCTGAGAGCCATTAGCTGTAGATTCTACAATTACCTCAGTACCTGCAGCTTGTGAGATACCCTGAAACAAACCAGCAAGTATCTTCTCATCATGCTGCCAGAAGGCAACCTCAGACAAGTGTGCAATAGTAGGTGTAGTACCTCTACCTGCTTCAGGACTACCAGCTGTATAGAGTCTATAAGAAGCTGTAGCATCCTTGTCAGGCATAGAAGGACTATTAATAATAATCTCTTTAGCATTAGATCTAATCTCTTTAGGTGCTAACTCACCACTCATATTACGTATGAGGTTCTTTGACATAGCAAACAAAGCATCTGATGTAGCTGAGTCATGTGCCATAACAACTGACCTAGCATAAGCAGTAAAGTAAGACTTCCAAAAGACTCGTCCAGAGCAGTAGGTACTAATACCTTGCTGTCTAGCTTTAAGGATAATCGCTCTGACCTTACCAGTCTCCTCCAGTTGCTTCCTGAGTGCCTCTGTTATGATCTTTTGACATTCGTTAAGCTTGAAAGGTACAAAGCCCTGTGAGGCATCCTTAGTGATGATCTGTATCTGTTCTTCAGCAAACTTAGCGAAGTCGTGTGAGTACTCTTTCAGAGCATCTCTCTTTTCTTTCTCAGCTAATAATTTAGCTATTTCTTGTTTATTCATTTTGTCCTCATAGGTTTCAGTACCCCCTCGTGTGAAAGAGAGTAAAAGATACTAATTATTTTTATTATACCCTTTATTATTTTTGATACCCCCTCGATATTCTTACGACTCTTTACGAATTCCTTGACAGTCATTCGTTCTATAGAACTCTTACGATACCTGTGGAATCTCTTTAAGGGGTATATGGGGAATCGTGGGAATGTAAGGGAGATCTAGGGAGATCGTAAGGATCGTAAGAGTTCTATAGAAGTACCCGAAGGGGATCTATGCAATACACACATAACTCACACGATTACCTATGCAAAATTGTATATACCCCTTAAAGGGAGAGACTTCCAAAGGGGGGATATATATATATATATTATATATACTCTGTACGATATCCTAACGAGTCTGTACAGGTTATCCTTGGCAGGATAACTCTCAACGAAATCATTTGGTATTAGAAAGGAAACACAATGATACCTACAGTTAAACAAACTAAACCTTGGGATGTTAAATCATCTTACACAAGGATCAAACGTCTAGGTCATGAGTTCAACACTACAACTCTTGCAGCAGACATCAGACATCATTGTACAAACTATGATGCTGTCTCTAAGTATCTAACAACAGATGATTACAAATCAATCATCAATGCTACTTACAGAGTTGTAACTAACATCTGTGCAGATACTGCTAAACCTATGAGACAATGGGCTATCAAAAAGAATAGCCATTGCTCTCAAGATTCAGTTCATTATGAATTAGAAGGAGTCATACTATAATGTTTGATCGTGATGAGTACCTTGGTATGGCAATTGGATTTGCCTTAGTCGTAGCATTCTTTGCTATTAATTTAACTATATTCTACTACTCTTGAAAGGAGTAAATTATGTCTTACAACAACGATAACATACATGATTATGATCTATGGTGTCACGATAACGATGATGCTATATTCGCTACAATCCTTGCATCTACTAAAGAGCCTGATGGTTGTCATGATGTATTTTATGAACATTTCTATGAAGATGCGTATGATAAAGAATTAAATCATGCAAGTATTCAATATACTGAAACTATTCGAAACAGACTGTAATGGTCTGTCTGTCACCTTAAGCAAGTGACACTGATGAGATAGCT